GAGGTCGAATCTGTTATAATAACATTGGGATATAAAGCAGTTCGTCCTAAGGTCCCACTTTGAGCGCCGGAGTATTTTCCATTTGCTGGATTATATATTTCAGGAATATCTCCAACAATTTTCTGCCATTTATTGTATTGCGTTTCATCTTGATCAATATGTGCAGTTGAGATTAAATAATCACTATCAAACTCCTGGACCTGAGTTCCCCCAATTAGAAATATTGCACTCTGAATTATTTGAGCTCCAATATTTCTAACCCATTTAAAATTATATTGTTGTGTCCTATAAGAATTTACTGAGAAATGTTTACTATAAATATCTGGAAGCGTAAATGTGAAATATAAGTCAGATAGTAAATCTCCAATGCGTTGTATTTTCGCACGTAATTGGATCGGCTCATCAAAAAATAATTCACGTGGCCCTTCTAGAGGAATTGTCGCCGATTCAAATGAAAAATGACTATATTTCTTAATGATTGTATAAAAATATGTGAAATCTGGATTTCCGCTCAATAATACATTCTGCGAGCCATATGCAACCAACACATATAATCCGCCACCTGCCATTACACCTCTTCTTCTTACTACGAAACAAGAAGAGATCTAATTTATATTAGCGCTTAGATTCTCGAAGGTTAATATTATTGCCGTAAATATATGTTTTGCGCTTTTATCTCTAATTTATACCATTGCCCTCGGTTGTCCACCATTTATCTGAGAGATATGGTGTCATTGCCATACTATCGCTTCCTTCAATCTTTGATGAAGGTCCTGATAAAAGAAGCGTCTGGATTTCAGTATATGTTAATGCATAACTGAAGTAATAGACCTTGCTAATCATACCCTTAATTGATGGACCCAGTGTAGTATTACTTGAGCTTCCTGATGAAGTAGTAGCACATGTCGCCCCTGTCCCTGATGTCGCCCCTGCCCCTGGTGCCGTCCCTACCCCCGATAGAGTTCCACCACTACATCCTGGATCATTTGGATCTAAACTGCAGGTAATAGCTTTATTTATTACTACTTTACGTCCACTAAATGCATACACATTTCCGAAATTTTGGTATGGGGGAGTATTGTTTTTATATTTAGCTTTCATTTTCAAATTCCCATTTATATATACTAAAAATGTATTCCCCTTACATGATACAGTAAGGTGAAACCATTTATCAACTGGAATATTCTTTATATCAGTAAAATTATTCCATGTATCAAAGCAATTCATATAAATTCTTAATGTATTCTCATTTGCATTACAGAATATACCAGGTCCAAGTAAAGGATATGGCCTTGCATAGCCTTTGTGTAAAATATGATAGTATGTTGAAGAATTATCATTATTATTAAAAGTATCACTTCTTACATATAAAAAGAGTGCATAACTGAATTCAATGCCGGATCGTTGATTATCAGACACATAGATTGTTTTAGATTCAGGGATTTCTGGATCTTGTATCGCTGTATACATTCTTGCACCGGATACATATGTATTTGGAAACAATTCAACCCGATCCTTGAACATTCGTTTAAATGAATTATAAAAGAATTCGCATGTCGCTAAAGTAAGATACACTACAATAACAATAACAACACCAAACAATACTTGTGAAATTACATTTGATCCAGTTAATGAAATTTCTCCAGTTGAATCTGCCATACTATCTATCTATCACTTGTAAAAGATACATAAAATTATTAGTAAAATCAAAAATAATATATTATAAGCGATATCCTAGTTGCCGGATTATGGATTCTTATATATCAGATATCGTAAAGATTAAAATTCTGTTGCTCTATAATTTCATATAAAGATAGTTACATGAAATTATAATTATTCATAGATATTTATGATGTTGTGAAAATTACTGAACCGCCATTTAGAACTTGTAGGGTATATTGAGTTATATCAAAACTATCTAATGAAAATCCGGGGTAAGGTCCATTCTTGTAAATATTATAAACCTTATCCGGAGTATACGCAATATTTGCAGTTCGCGTTGATCCAATGAATCCATTGAAACCTAAAGTGGTAGTATCGTTAGTAGTACCTCCTTTGTGACCGAGTTTTATACCAGAACTAGTATTTTCATCTGCATAAAATGTTGATTGCAAGATCACACTGCGAGAAAGTTTACCATCAATGTATACATCCACTGTTTTACCTGACATAACAATTGTTATATGAACCCATCTTTGTAAATCGACTGATTCAATGTCGCACGCTCCCATGCTAATATCAGCATCATTATCAGTATATCCAGTTATTCCATCATTTATTTTTGATAATTCTACAGCCTGACTTGCTTGTGTATTTACTCGCACGCCTAATTTAGGCGTATATCTTCCTAGATACAAAAATAAGGTAGACTTACTTGTACCATTAGTTAATTCAAGAAATGGTTTATTTCTTGAACTCGTCCATCCTCGCACATAAATCCATGTGCTCACTGAGTATTCTCCACCTCCATAAATTTTGGCAACTTTAACACCAGTATTACTGGCATTCCACGTATTATCATCGGCCTTAATACCACTATCCTTGACTCCTTTATATAAAATCATATCTTGAACTGAATCTTCAGTATTCATCCACGCCCATAAATAAAATAATAAATATATTAAAACAACTACTATTAAAATTGCCTTAATCAGTGTAGTCAATTCCATTCTAATATTAAAAATACTTTATACCGCTTAAAAATTTCGGACAGAATCATAAAAGATTTGCCTAAGAAGGATAGTTAGACCTCCATTGGTCTAATGGGCTGGGAACCCCTGTATTGCAATTTCCACCCGGACACCAGAATCCAGGGGGTAACGATGGAATGAAATCCTTAATCATTGAATTTATTGAAACAGGCAAATATGGTTTTCCACTTGAATCTGCAGTATCATATATCATTTCACGGATTTCACTTGGATTTAGACTATTTGCAGAAATACTCATGAAGCCTATTTTACCGGAAAGGCGTGAATCACCTACACTCAATGATGATGTAATATCATTATCGGGCATTAGCTTACATGTATGTGATACAGATAATTTACCATTTAAAAATATATTATATCTACGTCCAGTCTTAACAATTGCTACAGAAGTCCATCTTTGTAATGGAAAATTAGGAATGTCTATTCTTTCTATATTATTTGTCCCTGTGTCTACAGTTTTAATTTTAAATTGAGCAGCAGCCATGTTAATTCCACGACCAGCATCTGGTGATATAAGTATTTCAAACTTCTGTTTATCTGCTATATTCACTGCAGTTGCATATTCATTACCTGATTGTGATGTTTTATCTTGTATTGTAGGATTTATATAAAACATAAGTGTAGATCCTGCTGTAGAACTCCAGGCTTCTTTTAGAGTCTCGCTAGATACAATATATGTTCTTTTATTTAATGGAATTTCATCTGGTCCAATACGATTAAGTCTTGGAGGTAGAAGAAAAAGGGAAAATGAAATGTAAATCAGATAAGAAAAAAGGAAAATTGCTATTACTACCATTAATAACTGCATAGGACCTGAAACCTGATTAAAATAAAATACAATTAATACAATGCATATTATCAGAAAAAATAATACGGTGATAATTTTGGCTTGTTCTCCCCTATCCTTGTTTAAAAATGTATCTGCCGAATTCATCTATACATATTTTATAATTTTACTATTGTCTTATATTATATAAAAGTAAAAGTTTATCTTTAACATTTATATAATATTTTACATATCCAACACGTAATTAAACTAAACTACCTGCATTTCTATATTGAGATTTTTTTCTTAAATCTTTCATGCGAGCCTTCATCTCAGCCGGTGAAACAATATATCCAAATGCTCTAACATTTAAGACTTTTATTCCACTTGATAAAGTTTCGGCTGAACTCGGGCCTGTATTTTTTTTAATTTCACTTGTTGCAAATATTTTACTAGATTCATTTGCAGCCAAGAATGTTTTTCTAAGAGAAGCGGTCAGTGTTTTTTGAAGTAGACCATTTAAATACCCCTCAATTGCATAAGGAGAAACAGTTAAGCCAATACGAAAGGGTTCATAAATAGGAACATTATCAATTTGAATAGTCAATGGCGTAGATTGATCTTGATAGTATGTAATATTTATCTGATTTTTCATATTTGTTAGGCTTATTTCTAGAATTGGATTCGTCCATGATTTACTTGAAGATATACATTGGGTTCTATTACTACTATCTAGATTGTATCCGTCATTACAACTAGAATAACATAAATCGCCTATTTTTTCTTGATCACTGGAACACAAGGTTGGATCTGAAACAGGACGATTGGTAGTTTTTTTACACAATTGATTATTAGTTGTATGTTGTTCAGGGAAATCACCGCTACATGCTGTATAACATGAACGAGACCTATAACCAGTTCCTCTATCTATTGTCTCTTGTCCCGCTGCACATTCTGCAGATTTGATAACTTTCTGATAGTATCCTTCTCCCGGTTGTCCACCTGATTTTTGACAAAATGATAGGTTCGCACGTGTATCTTGTACGTAACCAGGCTCACAATTATCATAACAGTTTTCAACAAATAATCTTTGACCTGCACCACATTGACTAGGACTAACACTATTACGGGCCTTTGTTTCTATGCACTTGGTTCCAGAAACATAATTCCCAGGTGGACATGAACCATAACATTTTCCTTGTAAATTTTGAAGCCCAGGTCCACAAATACTGGGCCCTGAACTTCCACGATCCTGTGATAGACTTGACCCTAGACTATTAGTTTGCCCAATTACAAAAAAATATCGGGTTTTATCATTTTCAAGTAATACACTATTATTCACATATTCTCTTTCAATCATTACATCAAGAGTTAAAGTGTAGGAATTTTGTCCTGCTATTACATTTACTGATGGCAATTGAGATGCCCCAGTTTGCCCGCCAATTTGAATGTCTCTTACATCATTAAGTGTATTTTCCCAAAATACTTCTGATGAATCTGTGCCGGGTATTGGAAAAAACCCTGGAGATCCAGGGCCTCTTTGAAATATAGGAGTCATCCATTGATCCACTCCTAAAAGTATGATTCCAATTAATAAAATACCAGCTATAACATACATTAATATTCTCACAAAGCCAGTTCCTGCGACAGGGGTTCCAATCGCATTTTTTTGTTCCAAATTTGTTGCTTGTGTCAATCCTGGAATTTTTAATTGTTTACCAAGGTTCGTAATAGATTTCGTATAATCTTTTAATCCCCGAAATCTATTATGCTCCCTATTTTCCATATCTAAATTACCCTTTCTTTTTTCCTTGTGACTTGCTTTTTCTTTAATAAAATACCTGTCTTAGGATTATATCCGATTTTCTTGTAATATGGCAAGGATTCTTTCGCCTTACAGTCCACGAGTTTCTCTCTCAAGTAACAGACAAATGATACACGACTATACAATTTTTCGATTCCCTGTGTCCCTGTCTCCTTATTATTCACATAGACCTCTGGTAATGAAGTATTGTATTTCTTATCATCGGCACTTTCAGTCAACTCCGTATTACAATGCCATTCATGCACATCCATCGCCAGAAAATCTCCAGTTCTCAGATTTACTCCAACCTTATAACGGGGAAAAATAGTGAAGCCTCCTCCGTATTTTCCTCGTTCAATTACTGATAAATTACCAAATCCATCTTTCAGATCCCCTGCATCCATGTGGAGGCCAGTGCGAAAATTGCGATTGATTGTCACAGACGAAAATGCCGTATCCTTAATTTGGAACGATGGATTTGATTTTGCTCTTTTATGTTGAATTTTATAGCGATCTGGGACAAGTTCCTTAAAAAGACCATCAATGGCTTCAATGTAGGGTAGACCCATCTTGTATTCATTGAAATATCGCTGAGTATATGACGTCAAACGACAAGGGAGTTTCATGAATGGTGTTTTCTCAAAATACCCCAGAACTGAGGAGAACACGTTGTTATTGACGCGCATCTTAGATAATTTACCCTTTTCATAATACTGAGCAGACCATCCCTTAATGGATTTCTTAGCCAGTTTACGTCTTGTCCAGTATTTAGATTTTGCATCAATTGGGCCTGCTGCAGCCCCGCGATTTCTCGATGCCCCCGCGGCATTATAGAAACTCTTCCATGCTAATTTAACAATATCATGGGGTATCACATTCTTTCTGAGTTTGAACAAGAGCCGCTTACCACCTGGTGCTTCCGGGTCCTTTCCATATATATCAATGTCTTCATCATAGATAGTATCTGCGTCTTTTTCACTGAAGTAGGTGCCTTCCCGTGCTTTAATTTCATCATTGGATAATTTAGGTTCTAGAATTAACTCTTTTACTTTTGCCTTCGGCTTCCTCGCGGGTTCCTTGGCCAACTGGAGACCATCAAATAAATCATTATCCGAGATAGCCATCTAGTATAATGATTTATTTTAAGACTAATTAATAGAAAGAAATGTCTGATATGTTTAATCCACCGCAGCCACCGCTAGTTGGGGTAAATCGACGTAAGGCACACGCACGTTTACCTAAAATACCAACTACAAATGAATTTGGCCTTGAGGTTCCCTCTGATCATATTGAGAACTATGAACTAGGACTAAACAATAATGGAAATTTATGGAACCCAGCACGAGATTTTCATTACAAGGAAAATGCAAGGAGAAAAATGGAAAACGCGTGGGCCAAGTATAGGACAAAGTACGCCGAGGCTAAAGCTAAGAGAAATCTAACAAGAAATAATAAAAATGGGAAGATAAATAACAAGGGCAATAAGGGCAACAAGGGCAACAAGGGCAACAAGGGCAACAACACAACAAGGAAACTCGCATTTTCTTAGATCAAATTGCCCGGTTCTGCATCTAAGAGTTCCAGCCAGTGTTTCCCTTGTGTAGTTGAATATCCAACCCCAGAAGGAACCATCTGCTCCTTGGAATAAAAGTAGAGTTTAATTCGCCTATTAGGGATCTTCGGCGTTAAAACGGGATTTTTCAAGGAAGCCTTAGATACCGTTGTCTGAATTGTTGCTATGAGAGCACAGTTACCTTTCTGTGCCTCAGTAAACAAGCCATCCTACTCATCTATTAAACGAACAAGTCTTGAATGGAGGTCAAATGCGTGACGTCCCTTGAAGGCATATATGGGCTGCTCGGGATAACGCTCATCTGGCCTATCTCTTCTATGTGATTCTAATAGTTTACGTTCATAATTATTCATATATAGCACGTCATTATTTTTCTTTAGGCATACTGAACCAAATATGATAAAGGTGAATGATGAACTGCAAAAGGCTTCCTCAATTAATGAAATTAATTAATATGAAAGAATTGCACTGAAAAGAGGAATTTCATCTTTTCTTCCCCCGTAAAAATGCAAAGCAAAGACTTGATTTCCACCAATCAAATCATCTTTTATGCCTCCCTGGAATAAATTAGGATGAATATGCTTAATATATTTTGAATATTTATCCTGAATACCAATAAATTCACCTTGTTCATAATATTTTCCTGCAAATCCACTGGGTTTACTAGTTTTCCATTGACCATTTATATTGATCCAGTTATTCTTAGAATATTGATTGGCCCAATCATCTAATAAAGAAACCATGGGTGGCATATTTTTTACAAACCATACCCCTGCATTAAAATGTTTAGATGAATTCACTGCAACATCGCATGATTTATAAAAGTATTTTCTAGGAACTTCAAATGATTCTATGGATATTGATGGATTGATTATGACTGCATCAGTATCTAGCCAGAAGATTCCTTTATAGCTTGATAATAAATCTTTCACGAGAAATACCTTAATCCACCATGGTGGCATATCAGAATACCCATTTGTAACTAACTTATAGTCATAACCATGATGTTTAGCATAGGCCTTATTTGTATTTAAAAACCTTTGGATAATAGGAGTTATTTTTCTATTTTCAAATTGAAGAATCAAGTAATCCTTCATACTACTAGGCCGTAAGCAATTTTCTCATTGCCTTGGCTGCTCAGGATAACGCTCATCTGGCCCATCTCTTCTATGTGATTCTAATAGTTGACGTTCATAATTATTCATATATAGCACGTCATTATTTTTCTTTAGGCATACTGAACCAAAGAATACCACCAATTATTGCGCTTACAGCAACTCCTGCT